TATATTAATCTTTTTTAGGTTCTTTTGTTTCGCTTTTAACAGTTTCATTTTCACGCTTTTTATTTAACATTTTTTGTAATTCAGCAGTTGAACCTACGAATAAAGCATTTTTAATAGTCGCACTTGTTCTTCCAGGCAATTCTTTTAAATCTTTTAATTTCTTTTGTAAGTCTTGTAATTTATCTACCGTATCTCCAACTTGTCCAATTAACTGACCAACAACTTCATATGCTCTAGGGTGTTGTCCTTCTTTTGCAATATCTAATATTCCTTGTATTGCTTCTTGTCCCTTTTCTATTAAGTTGTAATAATTTTCTCTACTATAATCAGAATCTTTATCTATATATTTTTCTACAGTAACACTTTTTCCATTATCTCTTGGTACTGGAACTTCAAATTTTTGAGGTTCAATTTTTTTACTATCTAAACCTAATATTTCATTTACACTATCTTCTAATTTACTCATTATTCATCTTGTCCTGTTACTGGATTATATTTCTTTGTATCATCATAAAAAGTTATTGTAGTTGTAAATCCAAAATCATCATCAGCATTCGCCGTTTCAGGTTTAGGTATAACTATAATTCTTTCCTCTCTTGATAAAGGAGCATCCGTAGATGTTCCTAAATCTGATTGTGCTTTTCTGATAATCTTACCTTTTGTCATAGGTCCATATAAGTAAGTTTTAGCAGTAAACGCTAAAGTATATATAACAGCTCTTCGCTTATTAAATTCACCATCATAAGTATCTTCATAACCTACATCATTTAAAACTATTGGTATATCTCTTTTGAGTCCTAATTCAGGAATTATATTAACTGTAACTGTATAATCAGGTTGAAAAAAAGGTAGTATTTGTTCAATAATCTGTAATCCATTTTCTGCTGTTGCAGTAAAAGAATAAAGGTTAAAACTTATATCATATGGTACAGGTGTATAATTAAAATTATGTACTGTTGAATCATCTGTTTTAACTTTAAATGTTTTTTGAATTTTATTTAATTTTCTACTAGCGTCATATTTTAATCCCTTCAATTCAAATCCCATTCTAGGTAAAGTAATTGCAAAGGTTCTACCTTTTTGCAAATTTGCTTGTTGTTCTAATCTTGCTATAAATTTTTCTTTAGGTGCATATGCTAAAGGCACACGTATTCTTTTAGTAACAGCACCTGTACTAGATTTTTGTTGAAGAATTATATTATTAAAAATCTGACCAAACGCAATAGTTAATTTTCTTAAACCTTGATTATAAAAATGAGTACCAAACATTATTCGTCAACCTCCCCAAAAGGATTTCTTTCAGTAAAATCTAATATATCATCTGAAACAGTAAGAGTATCATAACCCGCTTCTGTATTTAAATCTAAATTATCTGCATAAGGTGATTGTGTTTGTATATTAGATACTACGTAATCTTCATTTAATAAAAACGCTGGTTGTCCTGTAGAAAAATCGTGGTAGTCTTCTAACTGTACCGAACCTGCACCATATATAACTTCTACTCCATATTCTAATGTCATTTTATATTGCAACTGGTCTAATGTATGTGTATCTTCGTGTTGGTCAATAGTTTGTAAACCAGTATCAAGTTTTTCACTTGCATATTCCCAACGAGTGACTTTAAGTTTATAAACTGGCAGATTGCCTAATTGGAAAAATGGTTCTTGGTCTTCTACAAATAAAATTTCAAAAAAAGATTTCATCAAAGGCACAAATATAATATCACCTTCATTTGGTCTACCTGAAAAAAGAGGTCTAATTAAACCACCACTTTTATTACCAACTAAATTATCCCAACTTCGTTTTGCAACAACTAAAGTTGTGTCATCTCTAATTTCTAATCCAAATTTACTAATAATTTCTTGTTCACCAGCAAACCCTTGGTTAGTTTCAAAGTACATTTCTATCAAGTAAGAATCATCAAACTTGCTAGTTACGTCTTCTCCTAAAATTATATCTTTATTGACTAGTGTTCGTGGCAAATAATAGACATCATTGCCAAACATTTTAAGACTTTCAACAACTATATCTTCGTGTAGTCTTTGTTCAGCAGCATTGCCAATTCCCATACCACCTTGAAAGTAATGATTAACTGGCATAGTTTTATCCTATTAGAAATGGTACATTATCTTCGTAAGTACTTCTTAATTTTATTTCTAAAGTATCAATGTCCGTTAATGCTTGTGAGTAAATTTCTTTTCCATTTAATGTAACTCCACCAAGCATTGCAACTCCATCAAATTTACTTAAATTAGAACCCCATTGTTTTTTGAATAAAGCAGTTACGTATCTTTTTAAAAATATGTCATTATAGACATCTGTATAAACATTTGGATCCATTTTTCTATAACATTCTAGTACCATAAATTCACCTACTTGTAAATCATCTTGCCAATCCATATCAACATAAAGTCTATTATCTAATTGGTTAAATCTTAATGGTTTTTCACCAACTAATATATGGTCTAGGAAATCTAAATGTCTTAATACAACATCATAGTTAATAACAGACGTTGAAGAAAAATCGTATAGGTCATTTAATCTTAATTGATATCTAACATCAAACATATTTAAATTACCTTTATTTGAAAAAGGGAACATATTAATTACAGATATAACAGCTTCAGGCATAACAATATATCCATTACCTTCTTTCCAATTTGTAGTAACTACAGTTGAATCACCATACGTCTTTGATATAGATTCAGAAGAATCTGCTAAAATTCTATCTTTATCTGCTTGAGTATATTCGTATTTTAAGTAGGTTCTTTTAACACCGTCAAAGTGATATTGAGAAAAATATTGTAATGCTTCATCCATTCTATCTTCTAACTGGTCATCATCTACATTTATCTCTATGACTGGTTTGCCTAATGCTCTTAAAGCGTATTGTTTTAAATTTTCCCTTGAAGCTGGTTCTGCCATTTGTGTCCCTTTTGGGTATATTTATAATAGTAATTATATCTTCGGAAAGAGATTATTAGTACAAAATTTCGTAATATCTTCTTCAGGCAATCCAAGTGATTGCAATACAGTAAGGGTATGTGGATTTTGTTGTTGGTTTTGGAGGTGCTCACTATAAAAATTTTGACCTTTTTTAACATCTTCTTTATTTGAATCACCATCATAATCAGATATTTTATCTAGGTATGATTCTAAATTAGATGTAGCAAGTGTACAAATTTGATTTAATTCGTTTTCATCTTTAATATTTCCACCTGAAATCACACCTTCACTAAAAATTTCAGTTGCCCAACCTGGTCGTATTCTCGGTTTTGTTGGTTTAAACCAAGTTGATTCTTCTATAAAATATCTTGATAACGGATGTTCTTTTACAAGTAATGGAGAATAATCGTGAAAATATCTAACTTTACTTTTACTTGCAATAGCATCCAATCCATAAATTGGACCACTATTTTCTAAATTTGGAAACAAAGATAAGTGTAACATATAATGACCTCTTGTATCTCTAGCGTCCACTATCTCAAAATGTGCTCGTCTAACATTTACATTTTTCCAAGTACGATTAGTCCAAATTTCTTTATTAAATTTTTCCATACCGTCTTCATTGTATTCTTCACAATCTCTATCCAGTATAGATATTATTTTGTCTTTACACTCTATTAAGCGATCCCATATCATCTTTTTTTAATTCCTTTTCTATCTTATTTATTTCTTTATGTCCAGAAATAACATCCATTTCTTTATATAATTGTGTAGTAGTTGCAAAAGCAAACTTCGCTTCATTAAGAATATTAATTTGATAGACATTTATATAACTATTTATTGTTTCATTTACTATCCTTTTATATTCTTTTATTTCACCGTGTTTAAATTTATAATAACGATTAGGTCCTGGTGTATTTTTCATCATCAATTGACCTTCAGTTATATCTCTTAAATGTCTTACATATATATGTGCATACAATTTTTCTGGTTCTTCTTTTATAGTTTGAATATGTTTAACATAATTTATTGTACTTGGTGTAGGAGCAGGATCTGAATCACTTGTCCATAAAGCTTTAAAATCATAATGTATATGCTCAGCTCTAGGTAATCCAGTTGTTGTTCTAAACAACGAATTTTCTAATCCATATTTCTCTACTTCAGCATAACAAAGTAACTGATTGTAAAGATATATTGCGTAAATGTTAGGTTTGATTTTGCCAGACATAAGAGTTTTGATAAACTCTTGTCGTTCAGCGTTTTGATAAATGTCTTTTGTTAATTCTTTAATGTCATACATATCATCATATAATTAAAGGGATATTTAGATTATCACTTTATATTTACTCAGGCACTTCACCAGCAACAACTTGTCTATCAGCTTCTTTTTTTGAGTCCGCTTTTTCTTTATCTTTGCCTGCTTGTAATTCAGCAGCGATATCTATTTTTTTCTGATCCTGAGCACCGCCTTCATCCTTGCCTTCAGCATACACAACAACTGCATTGGTATCAAGGTCTAAAGATAATCTCCAAGACTCAACATCTTCTGGAACATCAGTTTTTTTGATTGCCAAACCTTGTTTAACAAGATTTTCACCAGCGTCTTCGTTTGGTGTTGCACACATACCATTTGATGAATTGAAATAGTAAATCATTTATTTTCCTCCATAACTTGAATCGCCAGCACCATATGAGCCCCACCAATTAATTCCAAAAAGTCCTGGGTAACAAGTTGAGTAATAGCCTCCGTGTAGATTTGTATAGCATTCGCTTAAACTACAAACACCAGTTTTATTGGTGTATGTTCCACCTACGTGGGAGTTACTATTCGGCACAACTGTGTCATTGGAAGATCCACCCATATAGACTCTAGTGTCCTCTTCGTGGTCAGAATCCGATGGATCAAATGAAAAAGCAAATGTACGCCAAGTTGTACTATCTGTATTATGACTGCAACCACCGTGAAATCCAGTACGACCCCAAGCTATATAAGGATTAGGGTAGTCTGTATGTGTTTGACTTATGCTAATAAACTTACGTGGGTTTTCAAGATTCATTGCAAAAGCATTTATACCTGGACCATAGTAATAATATGGAGAATAAATAAGTCCCCACGTACCATCCCAAGTTGTTTGAAATTTTGTGTAATACTGGTGTCTATCCCAAGCACCATAAGATGTAGTTGTTGATCCTGAAAAAGTTTGCCAATCAAGGTACCTTCTACTTGCGCCAGTTATATCTATTCCTACCCCTTTGACATTACAATCAAACGCACAATATCTTTTACTGTTACCTTGTTTAAGTCCGAAACCAACCCAACCATTATTACCAACTACAACGCACCAATCTTTGTTACTTTGATTAGTCCAAGAGTCTTGGAAATATTCAGTAGAAATTAGGTCATCAAAGAACTCTTTAATTTTAGTGACATCATTTAAATCTTTTTTAGACCTGAATATGTGAATAGTCTTTGAAGTGTCACTGGTCTCGTTACCCGAGTGAACCATCACTAACATTTTCATTTTCTCATTGTATCCAGTACCAGTTGCGTAAGTCTGGTCGGTTTTAAGTAAATGAGGAGTGTAATCATAATGGTCAAAATTAGCAGTGCCGTGCAATCCAGATATTTCTCTCATAGAAAATCGTCTGTTACAGAATATCCGTCTAGGTCTAATTCCTTCAGGTAAAACCATATTTAATTTTGTCCAACCATTTTGACATTCAAATGAAGAACTTATATTGTGATAAGAATGCCAAGAAATAGCACCATTCCGTGAAGAGGTATAGTATTGAGCGTGTGGGTATTGGTCAATTTGGTAAATACTTTTATTCCAAGCAGTCCAAGAAGTCCAACCTTCAGTGGTCAAGTTTGCGTGTCCGATATTAGTACTGTGGTCACTTCCCCAATAAGCGTGAGAAGCATCCCCTAACATTCCAAATCTATAATTTGTTGTGGTATTACAAACTGCACCCCAAGGAGTGTTTACTTGTTTAAAGTTAGAATCAAAAATTCGGTAATTTAAATGGTGATTTTGGTCTGAATTTTGACCAAAGAGACCGAACAAAGGTAAACCTTCTTTTCTTGGATCTGTAGCAGTACTTGCCCCAGCTAATAATGTTGACAAATTACTCATTTATCCCCTATCTATTCTATGTTAATAACCAACCGTAATTTGTAGATGTTGCTACATCAAACTTGTATGTAAGTCTGAATGCCGCATAATTAGTATCAGCAACTAAATCTGAAGCTGCACCCGCAATATTCTCAGCATTAGCAGCTCTTCCTATGGTTAGATTATTTGTTAAAAATTGTCCAAAACCATCAACAATTAAAATGTGGTCATTATCTGCAGGATTATTAGGTAAAGTTAAAGTAAATGCCGCTGCTGTTGTGTTACATATGTAAGCACCACCAGATACAGCAGTTGTTGCTGTACTAATTACAGTATAATTTATGTGAGTTCCTGTACCCCAACTAGGATTTGCGCTAGCTCCTCCAGTTACTAATACTTGTCCTGCCGAACCTGCTCCTAAACGTGCAATTCCAGAACCATCCCTATAAAGAAGGTCTCCTTGTGTTGTTATAGTTTCAGTTCCATCGTCTGCCCATTGTGGGTCACCAGATGTGCCTTGTGTTTGTAATATTTGACCAGAAGTTCCAGCAGGTAATCTTGCGACACCTGAAGCATCCCTAATAATTAAATCTCCGTGTGTAGTTAATTGTGTAACATCTCCACCTTTAGCCGCTAAAATTGACCAATAGGTAGTATCAGTAGTAGCGTTGCCTGTTGAAGCTAAAATACAAATGAAACTTTGATTGTTAAATGTAACAATATCATCAACCACGTAAGCGGTTGCAACGTCATATGCACCCCTAAATACTGGTTTAATTCTACCTAAATTTATTGTTGCCATAATTTTTTATCCCTTATGTTATATTTATAATAGTTTTCTATTCAAGTTAAAATTATTAAACTGTTAATAATAAATTTCCATTGCTGTCAACAGAAAACGATAAACCTCTTTTTGCAAGGAAGCTGTTATTAAATACATCTACATATGCTGAACCTGTTGAGTCAGCAGCAATCAAATTATCTACACCATTTGTATAATGAACTACAAGATCCTCTAATTGAGAACCTGTTCCATTAGTTTTTTTAAATCCATAAAATTCGGATTGTTCTAAAAATGTATTTGTAAAATCTGTTAAATTACTCATTTATTATCCTTTTTATTTCGGTAATGCGTCTTGTCGCTCTTTCTCAGCGAGTGCTTCTGCTTCCGATTCGGCTATACTATCAGAAAGTTGCTTCGCTACAGCGTCTTCTTCAGACAAACCTTCATAACGCACAACTACTGCTTTAGTAGCTGTATTATAAGATAATCTCCAAG